AAGATCACCTACGACGCAGATTCTGACAACTGTGCAACCACCTTCTATATCCCGTTGATTGGTCAGCGAAAACGGTACATGCGTATTGCTTTCAGCAATGGAGCAAGCGGTAACTGCAACTTCTGTTGCATGGGTTTGATCCTTGGCGAAGGCGGACACGGCACACCGAGCGTAACCTCACTCGCAGGTACTGACGGCGCAATCTTCAGAGCGGTGACCACCTAATGACACTTGCTGACAACGCACTTACAACAGTTGAGGCTGTTAAGACGTACATGGGGATCACCTCATCTACTGATGACAGTTTGATTGAGACGCTTGTGAACAACGTCAGTGATCAGATTGAAAACTGGTGCGATCGCAAGTTGGTATCTCAAACATTCTCGGAGTACATTGATGCGCGAGGAACTCGGTCGCTTCTTGTTGAGAACCCTCCTATTGTCAGCGTTGACCTCATCGCGTATGGCGCGAGGGACTCGATGTCGGTCAGTAGTAGTGATTCGACTGATCTTCTCGCGACAGTTGCGGTTGAAGAGAGTCAAATCAGGCTCGTCAGGACCGCGTCAGATGGTTCCACGACAACGACTAATTGGGCGTTCGCGTCTAATCTCACTACGTCATTGCTTGTCACGCGGATCAATTCAACGACCGGATTCTCGGCGACCCTGAACTACAATGCGCCATCTTACACATTGCACAGAATGGGAGGACGCAATGTCGTTGATGCAACCGCTCAACTTACAGTCACTTCAGATGACGAAAATGAGTATCGCGTCGATTATGATCGCGGGCTTATTCATCTACGTGCCGATGCTTTTCCTCGGTTCGCTGAGAAGAGGTTTACTAACAGGTTCCCCGACGCATTCCAAAGTGTATACGTCAGGTACGTTGGCGGCTACTCCACGATTCCGAACGGACTCGTCCAAGCAGCGTTCGAACTCATAAGTGACGCCTTCAGGGGGAGAGATCGAGATAGGAACATCAGCGGAGAAGGTGTTGGAGATTACAACTACAGTCTTCGACCGATGGCTGAATGGCATGCAAGCATTCTGAATCTTCTCGCGCCTTATCGGAGGGTTCGATGAGCATTTCACAGATCGTCAGAACGCGAGGCAAAGCCTACAGAGTTAAGAGACCTGTCTATAAGGTCGACTCTGTCGGTACTCGCAAGAAGACATTTGTGAACATGCACAGAGTGAACGCTTACGTCGCGAGTAAAAGTTCGAACGAAGGCTGGGAAAACGATCGACAAGTACAGGTCGATAACGTCACCTTGTATCTAGCTGGAAACGCAGACTTGAAGATACAGGATCGGTTAGTGATCGAAGACGTTGATTATGAGATCACCGGAATTCGGACACCGGGCCACAAGGTCGCAGGTGATCGACTTCACTATCAGATCGTTTCAGCGCAAAGCAACCGGAGTTTGTAATGTCGAGTAAGGTTGTTTTCAAACGAAAAGAACTGAACGAAGTCGTGCGAACTGCTCTTACTTCTGCGGTGAACATGACTGCTCTTGAATTACAGAACAAAGTTCGTACTGTGTTGAATCAGAAAGGCACGGGAACGGTCTATCGACTCAAGGGTGGTCGTACTCATCAGGCGTCTGAGAAAGGACAGCCACCAGCGCCGAGAACAGGTATGCTCAGGAACTCATGGACTGTAAGCCCGATTAACATCGGGAAGAATTCAAGTCCCCGCAAGCAACCCAATCTCGATGTCAAAGCAGGTAGCAAAGAAGAGATAACAGTATTGTTCAAGCAGAGTTCGCAAGGTGGATTCGGATCTGCGCTTCGATACGCCGAAATCCTTGAGAACCCGAACAAGTTGGACAGACCGTATCTGTTACCTTCTGTCAAGGCACTCAAGAAAAAGAAGTCGTTTCAGAAGCACGTTCGTGAACAATTGAAGCTCAGAATCGGCAAGTACGCAACTAGCAAGGGATTCAACATCTCATGACGTTTGAACTCGATAAGGTCATGTATGACACGATCAAAGGCGATGCGTCAATCGTTGCTGATGTCAGTGATCGTATATCGGCAGAGTATGCAAGGCATACAAGCGAGTATCCTTATCTGGTGTTCGATCACGTCAGTACAAGCGTTGAGCCACCGGGATTCGGTAGTGCCAGCGGATTGTTGCATAGAGCTTTGTATGAAATTCGAGTAGTCGGCAGATGGGAGGACGGCGTTGAAGATATAGCTAAGACTTCTGATAAGGTCGTGGCTTTGTTCCACTATTCCTCTTCTGAGTCTGTGACGAACTTCGACAGGCTCGTTCTCACTGTACTTTCAGGAACCACGGTCACAAGAGCCGATGATGAACTAATAGCGTCTGTAACGATACAGGCCACAGGAAACCAAACGACAGGACTTTGACATGGCAATCATTCAGGGTAAAGACGGCTTGTGTGCGCTTCCTTCTGGAAACGCAGCACTTATCAACACTTGGAGTGCAACGTTCTCGCATGTCGTGAATGACTTCACTTCATTCGGAAACACTGGCATGGTGAGACAGCTTGGACTTCCTGACATTCAGGGTTCTGCTGGCGGATTCATGGAAACAGGTTCGAGCAAAGACATTGCACTTTTCGGAAGCGAAGAGAGTTCAAAGATTGGTCAGCACACGATCGGTGCTGCGGGCGCAGCGATGACGCTTACGATTGCAAGTGGCTGCACTATCGTATTCAGCGCGATTATCGATACGATTTCTATCAACTCGGCTGTCGCAGGAGATGCCTCGGTAACTTTCAATTTCCAGATGTCTGATGCCAATGGTGCTACCGTCGCATGGGAAGATTGATGTACTCAAAGCCTGTTCTTACACCTAGGGATTGGATCGTACGGGTCGTTATGGACGATGACTCTGTACGACGTATCGGTGTTGACCCTGAAGTTGACAAAGACAAGGCAGTTGAAACTGCAGTCGCTATGATCGGTCCTGTGAAAGCACACATGATCAAGGACATCGAAGTCAACAGGAGGAACGGTCTTGACTCATCTCGATATACACCAAGGCGATAGAACAATCAGAGCGCGTGTAGCGAAGGTAGCTGATGTCATACATCTGATGGAGCAGCAGTATGAGAGGGATCGTCTTGAGATGATCAAGAACCTCAACGACTGCGAAGTTCCAGCTAATGAAAAGATGTCAGCCTTGAAAGAGCTTGCCGCTGAAAAGGGGCAAGTTTCCACATTGATGAAAAGCGCGTTTACTCTTCAAGGCGCTATCGAGGTCTTGAAATACTCAACTGAACCTGATGATCACAAGTATTTAGAAGACATCGAGGTAGATAGGCTTGTAGTCTTCGCTTTGCAGGTGCTCGGTTTCACTGCAAGCACTGAAGAAGAAGGCACAGAGGAACAATCGGGAAAAGCGATAGAGCCGGTTCAATCTACGAAACCGTAGTAGCGGTCGCGAAGATCTGTCCCGGACTTGGAAGCCCGATGGAACTGACTATGAAAGAATTGTCAGGAGTCATCCAAGCCATAGCCGATGAAGGTAATAACACTTCAGCAGCAGATGGTGATCATCGAGCTTTCGTTGAAAGAAATATGAGCAAAGCCTAATGGCAGACACCGTCGCACAACTGATCGTCGAAATCACAGCGAGGCTAGACAAGCTCGAAAAGAGTCTTTCAGAGGCTGAAAGCAAGGCGCGTGAGTCTGCCGATAAAATTGACGGCGAAATGCAGAAGGGTCCAGTCAAGGCGATGGCTGGAGTGGCTGCGATGGCTGCTAAGGTCTTCGTGGCTCTTGAAGGAGTCAAGACTGCAGCAATTGCAGCGCAAGGAGCTATAAACGCTTCAAGCGCAGCGATGGCGCTTATGAGGGGTGATTCAGCAGACTTCATGAAGAACATGGAGGGTGTTGCTGACTCGATCGAGAAGATACCTTTGCTCGGTGGATTGTTGGCAGGCGCTGCTGATGAGATCGTCAATCTTCTTGCTCTCACTAACGACGTGATTCAAGAGCTTGAGGAGCTTGAGAAGCAGGCGGCACAGGTCAACAAAGAGCGCCCATTCCTAGAGATGGCTAAAGACTTAGCTCGAACAAATGATCTGATTGAAATGCAGATCGAGATAGCCGAAGCTACGACAGACTCGCAGCGTCGATTCAAAGAGTTTGCACTGCAGAGAATGCAGCTCGAAGACAGTTACCTCAAGAAAATCGAAGAGGTGATGAAGAACACTGAAAAGGATTCAGATGTTCGACGTGTCGCACT